TCCATTAACTGGCGGCACTTCAAGTATAAATAATTTATATTTTGATGCTATTTTTTACAATAGAGTTTTATTTAATACTGAAAGAGTTCAAATGCTTAATGCATTGTCAAAAACTTATCTTAAGCTTTTTAGTGGATATACTGATTCTTCTTTACTATTAAACAACAGAATACAATTGCCTAATAATTTTAATATCGCGGGTAGAATATAATAGTATGAATACATTATTCAAATTAAATAATTATGTAGTAATAGATTTGTTTGAAATAGAACTTGAATCAAATGAAGGATATTTAAGATTTCATGGGTCTAAAAATTTTGATAGAAACATAATATTCCAAAATAAAGAATATATTTTTATTCCGTGTGAATTCAATGATTTTCAAACCACTTCTGATGGTAGACAGGCTAGACCTAGATTAAAAGTTGGAAATATAAATAATTATTTTTCTAGAGTTTTACAAGATCGTGGAGATTTGATAGGTAAAAATTTCAATAGAAAAAAAATATTAGCCAAGGATTTAGACGCTATAAATTTTACAGATGGTAAAAATCCGTTCGGAACTTCATTTTTTAATACTTATATATCTTTTGATAAATTAATAGTAAATGCTAAATTAGGTGAAAACTTGAATTTTGTCGAATTAGAGTTGGTAACAAAAGTTGATTTAGAAACTCTGTCTGTTCCAGCAAGAAAAGTTACTAATGATACATGTTCGTGGAATTATAGATGTTATGGTTGTAACTACGGTAATAACAGAAAATATGAAGGGCCAACAGATATAAATGCAAAAATTTCAGCACCTTCTGGATCAGATCCTACTTTTAATAAATTCTTAGGAGTACCAGTAGCGGACGAAAATGATAAAGTATTTATACAAAATTATAGCAGTTTTTCAAATAATGGCAACTATGAAATATCATCATTAAGATATAAAGGTGAATGGCTATCTACTGTTTCTTATTCAGTAGGTGACTTTGTTTATATAGATGCATTATCCAACACGAACTTAGAATCAGATGAATCAATTTTATCACCTTTGATTCAAAATAAAAACTATTTTGTTTGTGTAACTGCGAATTCAAATAAAAATCCTATAAAAAATACTAATGTTTGGAAGCAAGATAAATGTTCAAAAACGCTTCAAGGTTGTATGCTAAGATTCGGAAACAATACTACAAACGCATTTACAAATGGTAAACCGTTTTTACCTTTTGGCGCATTTCCAGCAACATTTCCATTCAATAATGATACTAACGTCTGAAATACTTGATGAAATTAAAGATTACGCTTTAGAAAATAAAGATATAGAGGTTTGCGGTTTTGTTGTTAAAAATAATGAACAAATAATATTTAAGCCGATTGCAAATAATCACCCATCAAAAGAATCTTTTTTTCTTGTTTCTCCAAAAGAGTATCTTGAAATAAAGAATAAGTATGAGATATTATATTTGTTTCATAGTCATCCGATTGGATTTGATTTTTCAGAAATAGATTTAAAATATCAAAAATATCATAATATAAATATGTTATTATTTATAGTACCATTGCAAAAGTTTATAGAAAAGCGTGTAAATACAATATGATATGGTAAATATTAAATTACATGGAGTTTTTGAAAGTTTTGTCAAAACAGAATGGTCGTTGAATGTTAAAACAGTTGGAGAAGCTTTTGAAGCTATTGAAGCTAATACTAATAAATTGGTAGGCGCTTTAGGAACAATTCAAGAGTATTTAAGTCATTTTATTATATATGTAGATGATAAAATTATGTCTCCTGAATATTTGAATTCTCCAATATTGAAAAAAAATTCTGTGGTTGAAGTCGTTCCATTGATTTTGGGTGCAGAACTAAGTCTATTTGCAATGTTTATTATTATGTTAATAGCTATGGGAATTCAAATGCTTATCACGCGCTTGTTAACTCCAAAAGCTCCGAAAGATATTAAAAATAATTCAAGAATGTTTTCTGCTTATGAAAATGTAACCAAAAGAAACGTGGCGGTGCCGATTGGTTATGGAAGGTTAAAAATTGGAAGCGTGTTAGTTTCAAATGATTTGATAACAACAAGTTTAGTAAATCAGGGTTCTGGACTTTCAATTCCAATTTTTGGAGGTGGAGGTCGTGGTGTAAGAGTTGTAAAATAATAATTTATTTTCATATGAGTTTATCCAGAGAAAACATAGCTAGAATTTCAGAAGGCGGCGGTTTAACTAACGAACGTGAAGACTTTGGCTTAAACGTTGGTGGGAATTATGTAAGCACTGAAGTTTCTATACCAACAAATACACAAACAGCTACATCATCTACAACAACCAGTCAAGCTGCAAAAAGTGATGTATCAATATATTTAAATACAAATAATTCAGCTATAAGTGCAGCTGGATTTGCTGGGGATAGAGCTAGAAATAACACTTTAGATACAGAAACTTCGTATTACGCTAATGATTTATTGTGCGAAGGTCCAATAGAAGGTTTAGTAGACAGTGATGGTAGTATTTTAAATTATATAAGTGTAAGTGATACGATTTCAAATAGAGCGTCTTCTTTGTCGTATGGAATATATTATAATGATAGTCCAGTAAGAGATAAAAGAACAAGTTTTTTAAATTTTTCTTCTGTTAACTTTAATATATCTTTAGGAAATGAAGTTGAAAATACAAATTCTAAGTCAAGCGCAGTTTATAAATACGATTCTAAAATTTATGATTTAGAAAGAACTCCTAATGATATAGTTTTTAAGAACTATCAATTCGATGAAAAAAATTTTACAGATGGCACTAATGATTCAGTTGAGCGTGGTTTGATAAGCGCTCGTCTTTTGGCAAGAAATTTTTCTCATTATATAAAAAACAAATACGTTACTAGCGCAACTGTTAATATCAAGGTTGATAATCTTTTTTTTATTGGCGGCAAAGGTGAAACTTTTAGTAATCATTTACGATTTGTAGTTTGCGTCTCAAACCTAAATAGTGGAATAAGATTTTATTATTTTTTTCAAGGCTATTTTGTTGTAAAAGGCAGTCCATCAATGATACCTATTGAAATACAGTTTTCTAAAAAAACCGATTCTAAAGCCGCAAATAACGAATATATTATAAATGTTTATAGTGTAGAAAAAAGATTATCAGTTACTAACGAAAATGAGTCTAATTTCGTAAAAGAGTTCTCTGTTGATAGCGTTATAGAAAGGGTGGATTATTCTTTTTCATATCCATATTCTGTTGTTTGTGAAAATATAATTAGCGCGAAACATTTTTCTTCTGTTCCAGTAAGAAGTTTTGATTGTAAACTTCTAAAAATTAAAGTTCCTGATATTTATGACGGTGATATAAGAGAGTATAATGGTGATTGGAGTGGTAATTTTAGTAAAACTTTAAAATGGACAGATGATCCTGCTTGGATTTTTTACGATTTATGTTCGAATGCCAGATATGGTTTGGCAAAAAGTTTCATGACTGAAAATGATTTGAATAAATGGGACATGTTGAAAATTTCTAAATTTTGCAATGAATTAGTTATTACTAACGCTTCGACAAAATATGTAGCAAACTCTTTTGATTATAATAATAACATAAACAATACTGAAACAGATTTTAACACTATTACTTTTACATGGACTGACACTTTGCAAAAACTTCACCAAGTTTATCCAGAAAAAAGTTTATTGTTTTTATATGATGTAAAAAACGAATTTAATGAAAATATAAAAATAAATTTTAAAAAAATAATACTTTCTACAACTTTAGTCGGTAACAAGGCTAAATTGAAATTATGTAATGATTTCGGAGTTAGAAGTTTTATTGAATCAGATTTAAATGGTAAATTTTATAAAGCTTTACAATCTTATGTAGGAGGCAACCCTGCGATATTAAATACTGAAGAAAAAATAAAAGAATACGCTCTCAATTATGTTTCTCAAAACATAGTTGCTGGAGTTGCGAATGTCAATGAAGGAATATCTCAAAAAGTATCAAAAACTAAAATATTTGATTCATCTTTAAAAATTAAATCAGGAAAATGTGTAGCTCGTCATCATGGTTATTTTGACTTTCTAGAGCCTCGTTTTTCAGCAAATATATACATAAATGATGTCACTGAAGGTTTGAAAATTCTTTCTGATATGGCATCAATTTTTAGAGGTGTTTTTTATTTTAGAAATGGTCTTCTTAATTTAACTATCGATGTAAAAAAACCAGTTGTTTATGTTTTCACAAATTCAAATGTAAAAGATGGCCTTTTTGATTACGCTTCAGCAAATAAAGAAACTTCTTTTACAGTTGTAAAAGTATCTTATCTTGATAAAACAGATAACTTTAAAGATAAAATCGTATATGTTGAAGACGGTGAGCTTATAAGAAAATATGGTTTGATTGAAAAAGAAATTTTAGGTTTTGGAATTACTTCTAGGTATCAAGCAGAAAGAATAGGAAAATGGTTTTTAGCCACATCTAAATTAGAGTCTCAAACAGTTTCATTTGCGACGGGAATTGAAGCTACAAATTTAAAAGTAGGAGATATAGTAAGAGTAGCCGATAATTTGAAATTTAACGATCAAAAATTTGGAAGAGTAACTTCTTTGGATTTTAATAATAATTATATATATGTTGATAGAGAACTTGGAGAAGATATTCTGGGCAAAAAAATAAAATTATTTTCTATAGTAAATGAAGAACCTTTAGAAACAACTTTGACAATTTTTGAATTTAATAATGCAGAATTAAGATTGAAAGTTTTGCCGAAATCATTTATATCTTGGAATTTAATATCCAAAACATCTTCTACTGATGATGGTTCTGTGGTTTTTGGAGACAGCAGTGGTAGTGCTAGTTGGACGAGAAAAGCTTACACAAAACAAAGTTATACAGAAAATTGTCAAATATCTTTTAAAATTTTTTATGTTAACGTTCTTTTAGCATGTGGCTTAAGTTCAATAAATGATCCTAAACTTGATCAAACAGATATCGACTATGGTTTTGAAGTCGATTCAAGTAATAACTTGTATTATAGAGAAGGTGATACTCAAACTTCATTTGACATAACAATTACAAAAGACGATGTTCTAAAAATAACTTTTGATGGCACCAAGATTAAATATTTTTTAAATGATTTATTTTTGAGAGAAACAAGTCGTTCGATTGGTAATCCTTTGTATGGAGTTGCGGCATTTAATACACCATATGCGAGAATATACGATGTAGATTTTACAACTTATCCTGAAATAAATTATGGTAATTTTGCTAATTTAAGATCAGACGCTAATTTTTCAATTAGTTTACGAGAAGACATTAATGATGAAGATCTATACAGAATAATAACGATAACAGAGACTTCAATAAATGAATATAATTTATCTTTGATGCGCTTCAGTAATCAAAAATTTGATTTTGTTGACGAAGATTCTTTTATTGATAAAAAACAAAATAATAAAAAACAAATAGTGTTTTCAACAGATGATTACATTAGACCAGCTTTGACTGATCTGCAAGTGCAAACAGGTTTAATTTTTTCAAATATGTCTTATGTTCAAGCTGTATCTACTGATTTTGATTATACATTTTATATAGAAAAAGAAGTTTTCAACACAGATTTTGGCGCTTTGATTTATGAAGCTGTAGCGCTGAATTTTATACAATACTTTGATTCTTTGTCTAATAATTCTAACGTGTTCGGTTTGTATTGCAACATAATAAAAGATGGCAAAATTTTAAAATTTAAAGTTTATAAGGATGAGGCCAGTGAAATAACAGTATTTTTAGGAGAAAAAAGGGAAGGTGTTCAAACTTCAATTTCTTTTGATATAGATTTGTATGCTTTTGATAAAAACATGCGTTTAATAAATGTGTAAAGAATGTTATGGCGTTTATTTCAGGGCTAGCAAGTATTTATACAGATCCGTTTACGATAAAAAATATAGATTTGTCGTTGAATGGTTCTTTTTCTTCTAAAGATACAACTATAAACGCTGATGAGTTTGGTTACGACATTTCAGTGCCATTCATAAGTGGGTTTTTGGCTCAAAGTCAAATAAATTTAAGTTGGGCAGTGGAAAATCCAAAAAGTAAAAATTTAATTAATGGTTTTGTTAATGATTCTACTTTTTCAGGATTTCAAATAAATTTTTATAGTACTGGTAAAAATTTGATTAGTTCCTTGCCTGAGAGTTTTGCTCAAACTAATTATACTATTGATTCTTCTGATTTATTTGATACTTTTGCTTTAGTAACTGGTTTTGAAAATGTTAGTAATTTAAATCAATTTTTAATAGAAATAATAAGTAAAGATTTAGAAAACAAAACAAGCACTGGCGTAGCTTTGATAAATTTTGGTGTTCCTTCGGTTAGCATAAGCGGATACAGCTTAGATACAGCTCTGGCTATTAATTTAGACTATGCAGATTCAAGAATTATAGAATCTTTAGATGTTTTTGTTACTACTGGCACCAGCTTTAATCCTGATGATGAAAATGATAATTATCTTTTATATAAAAAATATATTTCACCTTCTGTAAATCAAGTTTTTATAGAAGATTTGAATCAGTTAGGTTCAGATATAAATTTAGATAATGATGTAAGAATTCCTTATTACACTCATTTAATTCCGTATAATTATTTTACTAGTGGAATTAAAGTGGTTTCATCTGGTATAAAGCCGGGTTCATTTTCTATTTTGGATTTGCCAGAAAAAATTGTTGGTTTAACTGGATATGCTTATTTTGATTTTAATAATGTTTCTAAAGATTTAAATTTAAATAGTTTTGTAAAATGGAATTCTGTTTTAGGGCCTCAAGATTGTTCTTTTCATATCTTAGTTGAAGAAAGCGGAAAAAATAAAACGAAATATGATTATTTTTTAAATAACAGATCTACAGAGAATATAAATGGAATATCTTTTGGAACAGGATCAGGATTAAGTATAACTGGTACTGTTTTTAGTAATTATGGTTCATCGGGCATTCAATGGTCTGGACACACTTTATATGTTGATAATTTCGGTTCTTTGCCAACAGGATTATATGATCAGTATTCTACGGGTATAAATTATATTACTGAAATAAGAATACCATCTGGTTTCACTGATAATAATGAAATATTTTTATGCTATGGGTATTCGGGTAATAATTGTTTTAAGTTTTTACCATCTGGTGGTTATTATAGTGGAACGATATATACGGGAACTTACTCTAATTCAAGATTTTTAACAAATACTTCATTAAATAATACAGGATTAACTTATTTAGGTGAATATAATACTGGTATTTGCATAGCAAAAAGAATAACTGGATTTGCGGATTTTACATATTCTACAATTGATCCTAGCTTTATATTTCCAATTAACGAAGGAAATGATTATTTTGTCAAAGTTCGCGCAATAAATTCTGATGAAGTTGTTTCAGAGTTTTCTGATTTATTTTTTATATCTTCAGGGTACATTAATAATATAATTAATCTCTCTCCGTTAAGTGGTAAAAAAGTTATTGATGGATCTGGTGTTAGTGGATATATACCAGTATTTTCTGATTCTGACACTTTAACTACAGGAACATTATATTATAGCGGTAGTAATAATATTGTTTTTACTGAATTGCCGACAACTACAAATACTGAAGAATTATTTAAGTTAGTAATTGAAGATAACATAATAAAAAAACAATTAGATACTGGTAGTAATGATGGAACTGCGTTAATAGATGAGTTTACTCAAAACAATCATGGATTTGCTGTTGGAGACGTTCTTAGATATGATGGAACTACTTGGTTCAAAGCTCGGGCAGATAGTGCCGAAAATGCTGAAGTACAAGGAGTAGTAAAAACAATAGTTAATGTTAATACTTTTGAATTGGTATACGATGGCTTGATTGATACTTTAAGCGGTTTAACTCCAGGAACAGTATATTTTTTATCAACAATTACTTCTGGAGGGGTTACTTCAGTTGAACCAAGTAATTTTGGAGAAGTTTCTAAACCTGTTTATTTTGCTTTAACACCAACTAGTGCTAATGTATTAACATTTCGTGGTGTAATAATTGAGCCTCAAAGTGGTACTAGCGGAACAAGTGGTTCTAGCGGTACAAGTGGTTCTAGCGGTACAAGTGGTTCTAGCGGTACAAGTGGTTCTAGCGGTACAAGCGGTTCTAGCGGTACAAGTGGTTCAAGCGGAACAAGCGGTTCTAGCGGTACAAGTGGTTCTAGCGGTACAAGTGGTTCTAGCGGTACAAGTGGTTCTAGCGGTACAAGTGGTTCTAGCGGTACAAGTGGT